AATATCATGGCATTTGCTAACTCAGCAATCACCGATATTATCGCTACCACCATTCAAAGTCGTAGCGGTGAATTGGCAGACAACTTAACACAAAATAACGCAATTCTTACACGATTGAACTCGAAAGGTAATATTCGCCCTTTTAGTGGCGGTAACGTCATCCTTAGTTAAACTCGGGGTCACTCTGCCGTTGAACGCAGATGTGAGAATTCTCTCTAATTGACTTGGAGTCCCAGAAGTGGGTAACAAGGCGGAAGCGAAAGCACCGTGAACGACTAAATGAGAGAACACCAAGAACTGGTGAAGCGATAGTCTGAACTTGGATATAACTTGCAGTAAAAAGAAGTCCAAGAGTGTAGCGGAACAGAAACGACTACACCTAGCTGGGTCAGCTAGTAACAAATCCTAGGCGAGGAAATTATGTATAACGACCCAAATACTAATAACGCTAATTCATATAGCGGTTATGAAGTATTGAACATTGCACCAGATAGCCCAATCTCTGCTGCGCAATACAAAATTGCACAGTATGCTGATTCTGTAACAATGTCTGGTCTTGAAATGTTGCAAAACTCAAGCAAAGAAGCAATCATCGACTTGTTAGATGGTCGTATGCAAGTTTCTGAAGCACGCTTGTTGAACCGCATCTCTGGCGACTTGTTCCTTGATGGAACTGGTAACGGTGGTAAGAACCTTGATGGTTTGGCTGCTGCTGTTGCTGCTTCTCCAACTTCAGGCACATACGGTGGTATTAACCGTGCTACTTGGACTTTCTGGCGTAACCAAATCACTACTGGTGTAACTGGTTCTTCTAACATCCAAGCTAAGATGACTGAAGCTGCTATCAAGCAGATTCGTGGCACAGACAAGGCTGACCTTATCGTTGCTGGTAACACAATGTATCAATACTATGTTGCTTCTTTGCAAGCAATTCAGCGTATCACTTCTGAAGAATCAGGTGCAGCAGGTTTCGCATCCTTGAAGTTCTACGGTGGTGGCACATCTGCTGATGTTATCCTCGGTGGCGGTTATGGCGACCAAGAAACAGCTACATATATGTATCTGTTGAATACCAACTACATCTTCTTGCGCCCACATAAGGAACGCAACTTTGTTCCTATCGGTGGTGAACGCCAAGCGATTAACCAAGACGCTATCGTGAAGTTGTATGGTTGGGCTGGTAACTTGACAACATCTAACAGCTTCCTACAAGGTCTATTGACTGGTAGTTAATGAGTAGGGGGAAACCCCTATTTATAACAGTCTAATTAATTAATTTAAGGAAATTATCATGGCATATTCAGTATTACCTATCGCTGGTGTCAATTTGACAACCACAACTCCAATTGATTTTGCTTACACAAACGGTTCAACTGCTGAGTCAATCCCAGCATTTGGCCCTTTGGGTGCAGAAACTTTTGGTTCTGACGGCAAGCGTTATGTGTTCGCACAAGCTGGTGCAGCTATCACCGCATCTACCGCTACTTGTTCTATCAACGCATCTACTTTTGTAGCAACTGGTTCTGCTGGTTCTTACACAAGCCCTGCTGTTGATGTTGCATCTGGCGATTACGCTTGGTTTAGCGCTACTTCTGTTTAATAGGTTTACCCCTTTTAAATTGAAGATTTTGTAGTAAAACTGGGACTCTCTCACAAGGGGAGTCCCTTTTATTTTTTTAACCGTTTCACTTCTAACCACTTAGGAGAATTACATGGCTATTGAATCTGATGTTCAAGGTGCGGATGCTAATTTGGCAGTCCGTTTCTACAAAAAAGCAGTAAAACAAGAAGATGAGTCTATCGCTGCTGGTAGACCAATCTATAAAGACTTTGATTTTGTCAATATTATTGTTCCTGGCAATGGTCTAACCGAAATTGATACCTACGCTAGAGAAGAACATAAAAGACGCTTTCCTCGCCAATGGGCTTATTACATGAATACCCAAGGCACAGAAGCCAAAGAAGAAGGCACACCAATCGAAGAATGGACATTAATTTCAAGGGCGCAAGCAGAAGAACTGCGTGGGCGTAAATTCCGCACAGTTGAGTCTATTGCCCATGCTTCAGACCAAAATATTCAAGCTATTGGTATGATTGCTGGCATGAGTCCTCATTCATTTAGGGACAAAGCTAGGGCATTTTTAAACCTTGCAAGCGAAACTGCTGAAGCAGAGAAGAAAAACGCAGAATTGCAAGCATTGCGTGAAGAAAATGCTAAAATTAAGGCTGAAACAGATGCGAAGCTGGCACAAATGCAGGAACAAATGTCGGCACTACTTGCTGCTGTTGCGGAAAAAACCCCAAAAACACGCAAATCTAAAGCAGTAGAGGCTTAATATGTCCCAAACGATGCTACAAATGGTGCAACAAGTCGCAGCCGAGTTGAACTTGGCTGTTCCGACCTATGTTATTGGCAACCAGTCGCAAGATGTTCAGCAAATTCTAGCCCTAATGAATGGTGCTGGGTATGATTTGGTGAAAGAATACGATTGGCAAGCACTCCAAGTGCAGTATCGTTTCTACACACAATGTATTACAACAGACGCTACTACAGTCAATGGTTCTACCGTATTGACTGTAGATAGCGGCACAGATATTTCAGCAGTTGATAGTAATTGGCAAGTAACTGGGTATTATGTCCCACAAGATACCAATGTAGTAACTGCTGATAACACTACAAAAGAGATTGTTTTAAGCCAAATGGCAAGCGGTTCTGGCACAGGTTCTTATGTTCTTGGTCAGGTTGCTTACGATTTGCCTTTTGACTTTGAAACCATTACAGACCGCACTCAATGGGATAAAACAAAGCATTGGGAAGCACTTGGCCCTGAAGATGCACAACAATGGCAATGGCTAAAGTCTGGCTATATCTCAACTGGCCCTCGTATTCGTTGGCGTATTTTGGACAACAAGTTCCAAATATGGCCTGTAATGAATACAAACGAATACCTTGGTTGGGAATACAAATCCAAAGGTTATGTCCGTAGCGCCACAGGCGTAGTTAAAAACAGCTTTACTGCCGATACAGACACTACAGTTTTAGATGACCGTGTATTGGTTTTATTGACCAAAATGAAGTATTGGGGCATTAAAGGCTTTGATACTACAGTCGTTTCTCAAGATTATCAGCGTGTATTGTCTATTGCCAAGGCTAATGACAAAGGTGCGCCTAATCTATCATTTGCGCCATACCCAAGCAAAGTGCTTATTGGTTACGCTAATATCCCTGATACTGGCTATGGAAGCTAATTATGTTGCTACAAAGGGCAAAGCAAAACACAGCTAGAACTACCTCTGTTCCAGCCCCATTAGGCGGTTGGAACGCTAGAGATTCATTGGCAAATATGCAACCAATGGATGCGGTTCAGATGGTTAATTTCTTTCCTACTCCTACAGATGTGCAGTTGCGTAGAGGATGGTCTGAAAAATCCACAGGAATTACAGGGCAAGTTAATACTGTAATTACTTATCCTTTAGGAACTGGATATGAATTATTTGCCGTAGCTGGTTCTAAAATATGGGATGCTTCTGCCAGCACGGCTGTAGAAGTTTTTGATGGACTAACTGATTCAAAACTACAATTTGTCAATTTTTCAAATACTGCTGGTAATTTTATTGTTGCTTGTAATGGCGTAGACCCTGTAATCGTATATAACGGCACAAATTGGTTCTTTTTAGCAACTACAGAAACCGCCCAAACAATCAGCACAATTACTCATGTGGGCGCAGTAGCTACATTAACTACAGCAGCGCCTCATGGCTTGGAAACAGGCAATTATGTAACTATTTCTGGTGCTTCACCAAGCGCATACAATGGTTCTTTTGTAATTACCAAAACAGGCGCAAGCACATTTACTTACACAATGGCATCTACGCCAGGAACAGATGCAACAACTGTTGGAACTTACACAGTTTTAGGTATTACAGGTGCAAACAGTAACACTTTTGTTAATGTCAATTTATTTAAAAATCGCTTGTATTTCACACAAGAAAACAGTTTAGCTTGCTGGTATTTAGACCCTGAAGCATTGGCTGGGCCTGCTTCTCCGCTTTATTTTGGCAGTATTGCAAGACAAGGCGGTTATTTACAAGCTATGGGAACATGGACTCTTGACGCTGGTCAAGGTGCAGACGACTATGCTGTATTTGTAACCAGTATGGGTGAAGTTATTGTCTACAATGGAACTGACCCTGATATTGCTGACAAATGGCAGTTAAAAGGTGTTTGGCAATTAGGTCAAACATTTAGCCGTAGATGCTTTTATAAATGGTCTGGCGACCTTTTATTATTAACCCAAGATGGTTTAGTCCCATTGGCTTCTGCATTGCAATCTAGCCGTCTTGACCCTAGGGTAAACCTTACTGACAAGATTTACTATGCTGTAAGCCAAGCTGCTAGTAATTATTACAATAATTTTGGATGGCAAATTATTTATTACGCATCCGAAAATATGCTGATTTTGTCTATTCCAACTAATGACGGAATGGAACAATATGTCATGCACACCATCACTAAAGCATGGGCTAGATTTACTGGAATACAAGCATTTTGTTGGGTTAATTCAGTAGATAACGATATTCACTTTGGTGGCGATGGTTTTGTAGGAACTTTCTACAATACTTTCTCTGATAATGGCGAAAACATTACTGGTGCGGTGCAACAAGCATATAGCTATTTTGATTCACCAGGGCAAAATAAACGATTTACCTTGGTTCGCCCTATCTTGCAGACAGATAATGGCTTACCGACTGTTTTATGCGGTATTAGCACGGACTTTCAGCCTGTAGATAACCTAGGGGCTGTTTCCTTTAATCCATCGGTATTAGATATTGGTGTTTGGGATGTAGCCGATTGGGATGATGCTAACTGGGGCGGTGGATTAATTACCACTCGCACATGGCAAGGGGTCACAGGAATAGGATTTAGTGGGTCTATTAATATGACTGTAGCTTCCCAAGGAATTGACTTCCATTGGGCATCTACCGATTATGTGATGGAATCAGGAGGGGTTGTTTGAGGTCTGTTACTACAGAAAATCAGCAATATATGGGGGATTGGTTGGTTCGCATGATGAACCATCCACTTCCCACAGAAACAGTATGTATTGGACAGGAAATAGATGGAAATTTGGTAGCGGTTGTTGGATATTGCAGTTTTATGCCAAAAGCCTGTCAAATGCACATTGCAGCAGTAGATGAAGTAAATTGGATGAGTAGAGATTTATTATGGGCGGCTTTCGATTATCCCTTTAATAAACTAGGAGTTAGCGTTATACTAGGGCAAGTTTGCGGTAGTAATGAATCTGCCCTAAAACTAAACCGACACCTTGGTTTTAAAGTGGTAGCCGAAATCCCAGATGCCCATATGGATGGTGATTTAGTGATTATGGCTATGAGGCGTGAAGATTGTCGTTGGTTAGACATCAAATGCCCTTTAAGAACGGCAAGAGGAGAATGACATGGGTGGTGGTGGATTTTTAGGATTAGGGCCTGCGCCAAGTGCGCCAGCAGCACCTGATTACACAGGGGCAGCACAACAGACAGCACAAGGAAATATTGATGCTGCTAGACAAGCTACGGCTGCTAATCGTGTAAATCAAGTTACCCCATACGGCAACCTTAATTACGCTATTACAGGTTCAGACCCATACGGCAATCCTACTTGGACTGCTACACAGTCTTTAGCGCCAGCACAACAACAATTATTGGACATTCAAAACCAAACCAGTATTGGTTTAGGTAATCTGCAAAACCAAGGTCTTGGCTATGTTCAAAATATGCTTTCACAGCCTTTTGATACAAGCAAATTGCCACAAACAGGTATTAATCCTGGCGAAACAATGCAAGAGTCTGTATTACGCAGACTTCAGCCACAGATTGAACAAGGTCGTGAAGGTTTACAAGCCCAATTAGCAAACCAAGGTATTGTTCCTGGCACAGAGGCTTATAACCGTGCTATGACCTTACAAAACCAAAAAGAAAACGATTTACTTACATCTGCTGTTATTCAAGGCACAAACACAGGATTGGCAGCAAATCAGCAAGCATTTGGTCAAGCTGGTTACATCCGTAATGAACCTATTAACACCCTTAATGCTATTCGTAGCGGTTCACAAGTAACCAACCCAAGTTATATTTCTAATGTTCCACAACAAGCAACTACAAGTGGCGCTGACATTTTAGGCGCTACTCAATTGGGCTACAACGCCCAAATGGGTAACTTTAATGCCCAACAAGCAGCCCAACAAGGTTTAAATCAAGGCTTAATGGGTCTTGGTGGTGCTGGTTTAATGGCTTTTATCTGAGGTTAATATGAATCCATATATCCAATTTTTGCAACCTCAAGACCAACAAGGTCTAATGCCTGTTTTTCAAAATATTAACCAGCAACAAGCTATGCAAAACGCTGCATTAGCGCAACAAAATCAACAAGTTGCACAAGCAGGACAAACTCCACAAGGTTTTAATCCTATGGATATGGCTGCGTTATTGCGTAACAAAAAACCAAATTATGACCAATGGAAAACCACAGGCGATATGACTTATTTTGGCAATAACAGCAATGGTCAAGGCGCAGGTCAAATGTATTCTGGAATGAACGCAGAATTAGGATTATAAAATGGCTATTACACCTGATGAATTAAATTTACAACAGCAAAGCAATTTGCCACCTGATATTCTTGCCCAACAACAGGCATTAAATCGCCAACAACAAATGGCGCAATTGCTTATGCAACAAGGACAACAACAACCACAAGGTCAAATGGTAAGTGGTCGTTATGTTCCTACATCCTTTTTCCAAAATTTATTGCCTGTAGTTCAAACAGGACTTGGTGCATATAAAGCTAAACAAGCGGAAACTGAAGGCGCTAAATTGGCTGAAGAATTGCGTAAAGGTCGTGAAGAAGAAAGAAGAACTGCTGCTGAATTGATTAAATCTGGCAAGGTTGCAGATGTATTAAGCACACCAAATGTTTATGGTGGCGCAACACCATTTATGAGTGCTGCTATTAATGCAACTATTCCTAAAACACCTGAAAAAGTTGCTGAATATAACTTTGCCGTTCAAAACGGATTTAAAGGTTCATACAATGATTTTGCAAATCAAATGACACCTTATCAAAAAGCCCAACTTGGTTTAGAAAACGCTAAATTTGCTTTTGAAAAAGAACAAGCTGCTGGTGGCGCAAAATTAACAGAATCACAATCTAATGCTACTGGATTTGGTGTTCGTGCCAAAGAATCAAATGCAATTTTGAATCAATTAGAAAACAAAGGCGTTCAACATCCTGGCGTAATTCGTCAAACTGCAACTGGCGCTGTTCAAAATATTCCTATTATTGGAAAAACATTAGAAAATGCAGTTGGTTCTACATTAAATGTATTACCAGGCGCAGTAGGTGGCACAAATGCAGACCAACAATCATTTTTAGCTGCTAAGAAAAACTTTATTACTGCTGTATTGCGTAAAGAATCTGGTGCAAGCATTTCTCCATCTGAATTTGAAACAGAAGAAAAGAAATATTTTGCACAAATTGGTGACGATGCTAATACAGTAAGACAAAAACAACACGCTAGAGAAACGGCAATTAAAGCATTAAAATTTCAAGCTGGCCCAGGTGCAAGATTTATTGATGAATTTCAGCCACAGACTGATTTTAGCGCTGAATCTACAGGTGGTTGGAGAGTTAAATAATGGCTGAAAAAGAATATACAGTTGTTGCGCCTGACGGAAAAGAAATAACTCTTGTTGGCCCTGAGGGGGCATCTCAGTCTGAAGTTATTGCACAAGCGCAAAAGTTGTATAAACCACAAGTAGAACAAAAGCGTTCTATGATGGATTATGTGCAAGCATTAGGTGAAGTTCCTACTGCACTTGTTAGAGGTGCTGTAGACCCTATTATTGCCAATGCTTATGGTATTGCAAAAAGTATTCCAGAGGCTATTCAAACTGGTCAAGCGCCAGCGCCTATTGGACAGCGTATTGCCCAAGAAACAATGCAAAAAATGCAATATCAACCTACATCGCCTGTAACTAAAGATGTTTTAGGTGCTATTGGTGGCGCATTAGAAGAAGCAAAAATACCGCCATATTTAGGACATATTGGCGCTATTCCATCTGCTATTGAAGCTGGTAATGTTGTAAAACCATTTATTCAAAAAGCTGTGCAAACCACAACTCCAAAAGTTCGAACAATGGCAGAGGCTTTGCGTAAAGAAGCCCCTACAATGTCTGGTGTTGGCGCTGCTGAAGTCCCTGAAGCTGTAAAAAGAGTTCAAATGGCGCAACAGCTTCGTGTTCCTGGAGATTTAAGCAAAGGTCAAGCATTGCGTGATTTAGGAGAACAAAAGTTTGAAATTGAAACCCCTAAACAATTCCCAGAATTAGGCAAAGAATTAATAGAAGCCCAAGCTAAACGCAACGACACTATTTTGCAAAACTTTGATGCTTATGTAGATGCTACAGGCAAGGAAACCTATGGTTTGCGTGAAACTGGTCGAGTGGTTGATAAAGCACTTGTAAACGCTGCAAACAAAGCTAAAGCAGATATTAACGCTGCTTACACGGCAGCTAGAGAAGCTGGAGAAACTCAACAACCAGTAGGTTATGCGCCATTAAAAACTTATATTGACAATCAAACTCCTACTGTTAAGCGTAAATTAGCCCCAATTATTAGCGCTGTAGATGAAGAAATAGCTAAAAATGACGCTAAGAAAACAGGTCAAATTTCTATTAATTCTTTGGAAGATATTTACCAGTTTATTAATAAAAACTACGAACCTGGCACAGTTGGCGAAACACACGCCAAAGCCATGAAAAACATCATCAATCAAATGACTGAAGGTCAAGGTGGTGAGTTATACCAAGAAGCTAGAAAACTACGCACTAAGTATGGTCGTGAGTTTGAAAATGTAGGATATATAGATAAATTGTTACGCACTAAGCCAGGCACTACAGATAGGGCTGTGGCTTTTGAAGATGTATTTGACCATAGCATTTTAAATGGTGGATTAGACGATGTTCGTGCTATTGGCATGACTTTAAAGAAAGCTGGCCCAGAAGGTCAGCAAGCATGGAAAGAATTGCAAGGTCAAACAATTCAATACATTAAAGACAAAGTTACACAATCTATTGATACAGACGCTTTTGGCAATCCTGTGGTTTCTCCAGCCAAATTTAAGTCTGTTGTAACTCAATTAGACCAAGATGGAAAATTAGATTATATATTTGGTAAAAAAGGCGCAGAAGAAATTAAAAACCTTTTGGAATACACAATTAATGTTAATTCTCCATTAAAAGGCGCTACAAATTACAGCAATACAGCAAGTTCAAGCCCTAATGTAATTTTTAGTGTTTTAGATAAAATAGCTGGTGTTCGTGCGCCAGGAATTAGCAATATTGCTGGTTATGCTGTAGAAAAAGGCAAAGAAGCAGCAATTAAAAAGAAAATACAAGAGTCTATTAATTACAACCCTATGGCTGAAGCATTAAGGAAGAAAAAATGAGTAGAAACGGGTCAGGAACATATAATTTACCTGCTGGTAATCCAGTAGTTACAGGCACAACCATATCGTCTACATGGGCTAATACAACCCTTTCTGACATTGCTAATGCTTTAACTGGTTCGTTGGCTACTGATGGTCAAACTACCGCTACTGGCAATCTTAAAATGGGCAACAACAAGATTACAGGTCTTGCTGATGGCACATTAACAACAGATGCAACAACATTAGGTCAAGTAACTACCGCTTTAGGAGATTACATTCCTACTAGCGATATTGGTGTAACTGTAGAGGCTTATGACGCTAATATTGCAAAATTAAATGTAACAGAAGCATTTACAAAAGGTCAAAGTGGCGCAGTAACTGCACTAACTGATGGTTCTACTATCACCCCTAACTTTGCTAATTCAAACAACTTTTCTGTAACTTTAGGCGGAAACCGCACATTAGCTAATCCATCTAATATTGTTGCTGGTCAATCTGGAATTATTGTTATTACTCAAGATTCAACAGGAAGTCGCACATTAGCTTATGGAAGTTATTGGAAGTTTGCAAATGGCACAGCGCCTACATTAAGCACAGCGGCTAACGCTGTTGATGTATTGGCTTATTACACCAATAGCACTACTACAATCACCGCAGTTCTTTTAAACAATGTTTCATAGGGGTTTATTATGTTATTAGTTACTTGGTTATTTGATAAATTAGGCTATATGCCTAAGATTGCAGTTGAAACAAACTGGCCTTTCCCTGCTGTGCAAAAGCCTTATACACCGCATGAGTTTGAACAGCCAATCAAAAAAGCTGCAAAGAAAGTAGCAAAGAAAACTGTTAAAATCCCTAAAGCGACTACTCGCAAAACAACCAAAAAATGAGTGAGTTATGTCGTTTGAAATTGACCCTGTTAAATATGGACAGCTTTGGGAAAAAGTTGATACTTTAACTCAAAAAGTAGATAAGCTAGAAGAAGGCATGGAAGAATTGCTTGCACTAGCTAACAAAGGTCGAGGCGGCTTCTGGGCTGGCATGGCAATCGTGTCAGCCTTTTCTACATTCATTGGTTTTATAACTCACTACTTAATGGGTAAATAAATGTGGAATACGGAATACCAGAAGGCGGTAAAGCACTTGCAGACAGCCTTAACTCAAGCAGGGATGCAGCTAGAAGCCTATCTCAATCTATTGAAGGTATACAGCAAGATGGATTGGATGTTGCCAAGCAAAAAGCCCAAGAAAGACGATTAGCGCACCGCCAAGCCGAGGTAAAGAAACAGTTAGCCATACACAAAGCCCTTGCAGAATATCGCCAAAGACGCTTAATTACAGAAGAAGAATATAGGCTAAAAACAGAGTTTGTAAGGCAGTATGGCAGTAAAGATTGGGAACAGGTTTTGAAGATAAAAACTGAACTTGAGAAACTTGAAGAATTAGAAAAGCGTCAATTTGACGAAGATTTAAACAAAGTCAGATGGGTGCAGTTTTGGTGTTTTTTGGCGGCTGGTTGGATAGCCTGGTATTTAACTTGGGGTATTAAGGACTGATATGTTTGGTATAGACGATATTATTGGCGTAGGAATGAAAATCCTAGATAAAGTCATTCCTGACCCTGCTGCCAAAGCAGAAGCGCAAGCAAAACTAATGGAGTTACAGCAGCAAGGTCGCCTTGCAGAACTACAAGCAGATACAGCAGAAGCGCAAGAACTAACAAAGCGCCAAGAAGCAGATATGGCTTC